CTTGCATCTGCGTCGTCGAGCAGAGCCTTACCGGCGGCAGTCAGGTCGTACGTGGCCGCAGTACCGGAGCCGGTGAACTGGATACCCTTGTCTGCTGCAGAGGTTAGGCCAGCGAGTGCCGCAAGTTCTGCATCGTACGCTTGTACGTCAGAGCCGATAGCCAAGCCCAGAGTCGTACGTTGGGCAGCAGCGTTTGCGTCATCCAACAGCGCCTTACCTGCTGCTGTGAGATCGTATGTCGCTGCGCTACCAGAGCCGGTAAACTGGATGCCCTTATCCGCTGCAGATGTCAGACCAGCAAGTGCCTGTAGTTCCGCGTCGAGACGTGCGTTGACCACTGTGCCCGTAAGCTGAGATGCGTCGATACTCTTATTAGTGAGTGTCTGAGAGCCGGACAGGGTAGCAACTGTGCTATCGATAGCAAAGGTCACAGCATTGCCAGAGCCACTGGTATCAATGCCCGTGCCACCCGTGAAGGTCATGGTTTCACTGTCTAGGTCAATAGCTAGCGCACCACCGCTGTCAGCTTGAAAGTCCAAGTCCTGCGCAGTTATCTGTGCATCCACGTAGGTCTTAATGGCTTTGGCAGAAGCGAGGGTGGTGTCGGTGGCAGCGACGGAGGACAGGTCGGTGTCGAGTACGCCGGACTTGAGGTTGTCCACTTCGAGGTTCGACACTGTGTTGTTATCAGCATCGAGTGTCTTGTTTGTCAGGGTCTTTGTAGTTGCGGCGAGATACGTGTCGAAGGTGTCAACCGTAGTCTGACGCATTGTGCCGCCATCGTTGGTTACGATACCGTCACCACCCGCTACGGCTGTCGTGCCAGCAGACGTGCCACCATCCATCAGATTGAGTTCTGCGGGAGTGGCAGTTACGTTTGTGCCGCCGATGTCGAGGGTTGTCATCGACACTTCGCCAGCAACAGTCAAGATGCCCGATGCGAGGGTCATCAAATCCGTATCGCTGGTGTGACCGATAGTTGCGCCGTCGATGTTGATGTTGTCGATAACAGCCTGTGTGATTACGCTGTTTGTGCCAAGTGTTGCACCATCGATAGAGCCGCCGTCAATGTTGGCTGTATCCGCAACCAAGCTGTCGATATTAGCTGTACCGTGTATGTGTAAGTCTTTGAACTGCTTGCTCGACGAACCCAAATCGATATCGTTGTCGGTTGTTGGCTCGACTACGCCATCCTTGATAACAAGCTGTTCGACTGACGAACTGGATACGTCAACAGAAAACTCAATCTGATTGTTGGGATTGTCGATAACAACTTTGTTTAGAGGTGTTGTAACTCCGGGGTCACCAATAAGTCCGATGACCGGACCCTCACCCGCTGTGCCATCATGTTTATGGCCGCTAGAGTTATTGAACGAAGCAAGAAGCTGGTTAAACTCGTCGTTAGAATCTGCTGCATCAATAACGTCGCCATCAACATAGGTTGACTGCCGTGCGGAATATCCTGCCATTTATCGTCTCCCTCCCGGAGTAAATTCTAGTTGGTAGCCCTTTATAGAAAACGGGGAAAGGCCACTGCTGTCGTCCACACGGACGCCCACTGTAAATCCTGATCCCTCTACGGACTGCCTAACCAGAGGTGCGCCTGACGATCCATACACTGCAGTAGCATACTTACTTACAGGATCGCCGTAGATAGCCGCACTACCACCTGTCAACAAGTCATATTCTGGCGGCTGGGGTGCTGTAGATGATAAAAAGTCGTAACGAATACGAAACTTAGAACTCATAGTGCCTTCGTTTTCATAGTTCCAGATGATTCTTTGCATCATCTTTCGTATACCAGCATCTCCCATATTTAGGTCAGGGGATCGATATCGTGCAGGTATGCTTGTCCCATCAAAATCATTGCCATCGTCATGCTTGTATACGTAACCATCGTGACCGCCGTGAACAATTGTTTCGGTGCTGTCAATGAACCCAGAAGCCATACAGGCAGGTTTAATGCCCTGCAAGTCTGCGTACTCAAATCCCATACCTCCACCCTCTGCAGCCTGTTTCATCACGGCAGCTACACCCTTTGCTCCCGTCTCTACAGTAGCGTCTGCAGCAAAGAATATGCGGTACTGACTCTTATTACGAATGACTGTTGATGAGATTCTGTCGAGACTGATGTTAGTGAGCAGGAGTCTGTCCTGTATCTGCTTCGACACGGTACCAAGTTCTACGTCGCCAATACGTGCTGTACCGGCAAGAGTTCGAAGGCCATCCGGGGCAAGGTAAATAATATCACCGCCAAGTTCTTGGATGCTGTGCTGACTGACACATCCAATTCGACGTGTTACAGGCTGTAGTTGAAAGTCAGCAATGGACGTGCCAGTAAGTTGATGAATCTGATCTTCGCAGAAAATAAACAATGAGTTACGAAAAGTGACTAGCTGCACGACTGCACTGTCAACCTTAATAGACCCAGCACCGTTTGCTGCAGAAAAATCTGTTTCGCTAAAGGGTGCAGAAAACAAGACCTCTTGCGGATTCGACGACATGCCAGCAAAAAACATGTGGTTCTTGTGCAAGGCTACGGTAGACGGATCGGCGGGTGCGTTTGTTGTGTTTACGGCAGTTACAGAGGAGTTGTTGAATATAGCAGCGTTATTTGCGCCATCCACGTATATTATCTTTTCGTTGTTGTCAAAATTGTAGACAACAAAGCTGTAACGACCTGCATTAGTTCTACCAGTCTGTATCTCTGTCCACGATCCGGTAGTGCCCCCCTTAAAAACTTTTGTGCCTCGTGCAGCAATAATGTTGCCTTTGTAAATAGCAACACCCAAAACTTTTTCAGTGGCTGCAGAAGTTTGAGGGACGATGTTTGAGTTGTACTTGGAAAATCCGTTTATTCTTCTGTATCCACCAGAAATATCCGGCTCAAAATTTACAAGTTCTAGGGCTGCTCCGGGAGGCATAGAGAAGGAATCCCGGTTTAGTATTAAACCGCCGCCCAGTTTTACAACATACGGACTTAGCAGGGAAGTATCTGGCATCAGACGGCTCTCATGTAGTCCTTACGATTAATTAATTCAATACGCATACGAGACAAGCCCTCCGTGTAGTCACGAAGAGCAAGCTGCGAAAACTGTACATCAGAACGAAGCATGTGTGCGTAGTATCGTGCGCGATTAACGATTACGTCGTGAAATCGTTCCGGAATGGTGGGTGTATCTGTGTTTGCAGTCATATCACTAACTGTCTTGTAGTAGTAGTACCTGATTATATACGTAGACTCGTCCGGCACAGGAGACAGTCCCAGTTTTTGATCTGGAGTTTTGTAAATAAACTCTGGCAGGGCACGTGAACTTGCATCAGGATTCGTATCTGCTTCATTGCGTCGATCTAAGTATTCATTAAATGAAAGGTATCTTAGTTTTTTTTCTGATGTGGATGCGGATTCTTGTACAGTAAAGCTGTCATAATCAACAGTCTTCGCATTTGACTCTCTGGCATATTCTGCTGTTCCAGCAGTAGTCGTAAAAGACTGACTAACAACAGTGAACGGCCACTCGACTTCTGAGTTGATAATGTCACGTTGAGCCTTATTTACAAAATCAGTAACAGATGTTTGAATACCGCGAGTAGAAGCTACGTTGGTAATCACCACCTCGTTGATTTCTAAAAGAACAGCGTTGCAAAGTTGAAGATAATTCATCGGTTACCTGTTAGGTTCGTAAAACTCTTCGGCTGTAACAACTACAGTCAAAGTATCGGCTGTTGTAGCGGCGACGATAATCTTATCTCCGGCATTGACGTAGAGAGGCTTATCGACTGTAAAAACGGACACAGAACTTTTACTTGATATAGTGTGTGTTGTCTGCAAAGTATGAGTTGTTGCAGCAGACGCATCACGATACTTCAGTGTGTATGTATGATTTCCCGTGTCGTTATTGGAAATCATAACGTGTTCAATGTGAGATGAAAAATTAGACGGGACAACATAGCAGTCTGTGTCACTTGTATTTGCTAACGCAGACACATTGGTAACAAATTTTGATCCGCTAGTAAGT